AGACCCTCCTAGAACTCAAGCAATCTTGCGATAGGCGTTCAGCTTTCCTCTGAAAACATCCTGCCACGACAACGACCCGCCAGCATTTGTCCCGCTTCCGGTTGCTTTTGTATACGAATAACCGCCGAACGTTTCAGAAGTATACGGGCTGTTGAGTACGTCCTTGTTTGCATCTGTCCACGCTATAATGTCATCAACGATTTGTAAAAACAACCGAGGAACAGCCATTGCCGAAACTGTTCCTGAGAACGTTTCATCTGTCAAAACAACTTCTTCTTTTCCATCGTCATCAAGAATGGCGTTTTCCGTTTTTGTATAAATTCCATTGTTCATTCTTGAGCCGATAATTCTAAACCGTTGACCATCTGCAACTAACGAATCAAGATCGATTGTTCCGTTGCTGATCTCAAACGTTCCGTGGTAATCCGTGTGCTCGAAATAATTGTGGACAAAATCACAAACCTCAGTCAACATTGGCCATTCCCCTCTTTCGGGCTTTCGGTTCTGCTTGTTCTTCCTGTTCTTCGACTTTCTCAATCACAGGGAACCCGAGCCGATTATTGCCGGAGGCCAACTCTCCAAGGCGTTTATCGTCAACCTTTAAACCATTCCGGGGGAAAATATCCCCCGGATGGTATTCCCTGTTTCCATCGCTCAAATCAAAGAACGATTGAATAACCCTATACATTAAGTGCCGCTAACGGTAATGTTGGCAATACCGTCAAGATATTCAGCCCACAAGGCCATGCCCATCAGGGCAAACGCTTCACCGACCGCCGTGTTGTAATTGCCCTGAGCGTGGAAGCCGATCAGGTTAGTCTCACCCTGTACCGTGTAATTCAGACCCAACTTCGCAAATTCAGAATCGCCGGGGTCAATATAATACAGATCGATGTTTTCAACAGGTGTGGCAAGCACCTTGTTTCTCGCAATCCTCGTAGCAGGAAGCAGGAACAGCGTCTTATAACCCATGAAATCCTGAATGTAATTCAGACCAAACGCCGTCTGGATCGTGACCTGAGCCGAGCCAAGATAATCATAAGCATCGAGGATATTCGCAAAACCTACAACCTCAGTAACATCCTTTTGAATGGTCGCAAACTTGTTCAGCACTTCACCCTGTGCCTTGGCAAGAGCCGCCTGCCACGTTGCCGCAGTACCCGTCAGCGTACCCGTATTAAGGAACGTATAAAAACGCCCAAGAACCGTGTTCTGCAGTTTGGTCAGGAAAGCATCATCGCTCTTTTCAACTGCGATAGCCGCCCCGTATTTGTTCACGTCCTCAATCGGAACAGCCTTGGCATACTTCTCAATTTCAAGATCGCCCTTGGCAACCTCATTGATAGTGGCCTTGCTATACGGAATCACATTGCCGGGACCGACCGTTCCGCTTTCAAGAGCAACGTCCGCAGTATAAGACACCAGCTTAGTGCCGGGAGCCTTCCTGATCGGACGCATAATGCCGAGAATGTTTCTCAGCGCATCCCAATTGTCGGCAAAACGAGTAACGAAATCAACCTCACGGGCATTAACAGCAGTATTGCCCGAACCATAATTGTTAGGAAGACTATCACGAGGACTAGTCAAAGTTTCAACATTAGTCGCTGGCATTTAAAACACCTCACTTTAATTTCTGAGTAAATCAGGATTTTCGACAAGCGCTTTCTGTCTCTCAGCCGTTGATAGCTTATAATGACCCTTGTCATCTTTGGCGTAGATTTCTGCCCTTGTCATTTTGTTTGATTCTTTCTGGATTGGCTGTTCCACGTTTGCACCCTTGACAATATTGGTGGGAATAAATGCTGACCATTCCTTCTTGATGCCATCGGAAATCTTCTGAGCGTCTTTCAGATCCTCTCCGTTTTCCTCCAACTGCATCCCGCTATAGTCGGTGATACGTTCAATGGCATCAATCCTTTTTTCGTCAACTCCGCAGTCTTTCAAAAGTTTGGCAAACGCCTTTTTCACTTTACCAACGGTCTTTTCGTTCTGCACTTCTGCTTTATAATCATCAAAGGTCTTTTGGAGATCGTTGTATTTTGACTTCCAATCTTCACCGCCTTTGACGCTATCAAGCTCTGCCTGTACCTCTTCCAATTTATCGGAATCAGCTTTGTACTTGTCCCGTAGTTCTTTCAACCCGGAGACCGTTTTGTCGTGTTCCTCAATGATTGCGGAAATTTTGGAATCGTCTAGCCCCATTGCTTCAAGGAATTTTCGTGTCAGACCCATGTTTTTAGCACCTTCCATTTCTTTGTGGCAAGTTCTTCTGCCCGGTGTTTTGTCCGACAAGTTCTTCTGTCGTTCTAATCGCATTATAGGGGAAAAAATCTCATTTGTCAAGCAATGTGTTTTTTGCACGTTACAGCCGTTACAAATTGAAAATTGCAATTTGTAATTTTTGAAAAATCGAAATGCCCTCATGTATGAAGATAAATAGATATAGTGTTACAATGTTACAATGTTACAACACATTTTCCCTTATATAGAGAATTAAAATAAACAAAATAATTTTCCATATATGCTATTAAAAATCGTTGTAACGTTGTAATTTTGTAACGCTTCATATATTGATTCCGAACTTTTGCATTGTAACACTCAGTAACCGTTGTACCATGTAAAAATGCCGTCCAATATTGACAATGTAAAAATATATACGATTTCATACCACGTTTTTGGTCGATTTCAACGAGATGCGTCAGATTTTGATTAAACAACTAAATACACCACCACAAAAACAACCGCCTAGAAACGCAGATAGACGCAAGAAAACCATAATGTATAATCTGTCCATTTTTTATACCAACTTTTTTTTCGATTTTAACGAGATGATACATAGGTTCGTCAGATCGATATGTGCCTGATACTTTGTTCGTCCAACAGAACAAACGCAAGAAACGCAAGAAAAACGCATTAGACGAAAAAATACAAAAAACACTCCAGCGATCCTTCAAAATCCTCTTAATTCATCTGTGCGTGTAAAAATTTCCACATATCAAAAAACACGAACATTCAATGTTTACAAGCAAAGAACGTTCGTGTTTTTAACTGTCTTACGGCTTTGACAATTCCGACTGCAAAACAGCTTTATAATCGTTTACATGGTTCATAACTGCTGGACGCAAAAACGGCCTTGGTTGCATTCCGCTTGTTTTGTGCCAATTCCCTTGGGCATCTTGATACATCCAAGGTGTTTTTCTGCCTTTATCGTCTTCTGCATAAACACCAGTTCCAAGCTCTACATACGGAGCATACTCAACAGCACTTCCAACAGCAATAGTAACACTATGTTCGTCTGCCACAGCATCATGTGTTATACTATTCCTTAGATTTCCGGTTCTAACATACCATCCTTCAGGCGAAGCGTATACTGCGTCCGTCACATAAAGCTTTGCTTTCGTTTCCATCATACCGCCAATGATCTCTGCGGCTCGTTCAAGCGATTCAGCCGTTGCTTTAACGACATGATCAATGTGAGATACGAATTCAACAGTTGGCATTATATCACCTTCTTTTCTTAAACAAATGTCCAAACCTACGATTGAATTCTGTTATTATTGTGTTTGCAGTCCGCCAAGCAGTAGTATCATGATGTGGATCAAATGATGTAACAAACGCTTCTGCCCACACTTCAGAAGGATTAACGCCGCCACCTTTTATTAACGACTCTCCTGCATATCTTGAAATTGATAAAATATCCATCGGATTAGCTTTAGCATATTGTCGTAACCAATTTTCAAAATCTTTTCCTTGTTCTGTTTCTCTTATAAAAAAACCGCAAAAATCTTGTATTGCATGGCCGTATTCGTGTAAGACTGTTCCTTCTATTCCAACTCCAGCATTAAACAAAGCATATTGCAAACCCGGTTCAGAATCAAATGCTTTATGAGAAGAATATAAAGCATCAAACATTTCTGAAAGTGGAGTAGCGCTCATTCCATCGTCAATTATATCTATTCTTCGTTCAAAAATTCCATCTTCTCTTTTTATACTTACATATTGTGCGGCTTCACCAAAATCCATTTTGCGTTCCGGATAATCGTCTCTCAAATCCCACAAAGATTCATGTGGTAAATCTCGCGGAATTCTTCCATCACCAACAAAATCAAATTCATAAGGCAATTCATATTCATTTGTTGCAATTTGCAAAACGTTCTCAACGCTTTTTTGCTGTTCTTTAGTGAAAACATCTGTAAATTCTATTTTTTTGCTATATGTATTTTGATTATTATCTTTTAATTCTTGTCGCGTCTGTTGATATGTTTCTTGCTGTGTTTGATGAATTTTTTCTTGTTCTTCCTTCCATTCTGCGTAAGTCTTGTGTTCTTCAAAATGCTGTTTGTCTTTGTACTCAGGATAAACATAAATCAACGTACAACGACAATTGTATACGTTCGCTGGATCTGCCATTGGATCACCGGGATAATCAATGTCACCAAATTCATTATGGAACGGTTCGTCCACATCAACTTCTACACCGTCCAATTCCGCATGAGCATCACGAACACGGTCATCATGAGCGGCAAGCCAACGCTTTTTAA